CATGTGCCATTTAAGTTACAATCACTTATTTCTTGAACTTGATTAGTTACACCGTCAAGTCTAAATATTCTAAATGGTTCTGTTGTTTCAGTATCTGTAGAAACATTTGCATAAGCGTACCATCCTGCAACTAAAACAGTTCCAGTTATTACATCTCCCACTGCTAAGTTTATAAATGTATTACTACTAAGTGTAGTTGATGAAGTTCCTATAGTAATCTTATTGTTGCAAAAGTTTGAACAACTTGCCTGAACACCTGTAGTTGAAATAAATAGTCCAGGAGTAACAGCAGCTGATACAGAGTTAATAAAGTAAAATTCTTGTACACCACCTTGCATAGTATAAGGTG